TATAAAACCCATATAGCTTTGGCCATAGTTTTTCTAGCCGACGTGTTTTGGTTAACTCTTGAAGCTATACCACTGTCTGGATCAAGCAGTTGCTTAGTAAGCATATCAAGCTTTTCGTCCATCTTGTCTAGTTTTTGATCCATTTGATCCATGCGCTGTTTCATTAAAGCTATTTCTTTATCTACTGATTCCATTATCTTACTTATAATTACCCGCGTGCTACACACACTTAACTTAGCAGTTTCCTTATATAGTTACGTGCTTTATAATCCTTTAAACTTGCTTTTCTTTTTTCTTTTTTTTCTGCTATCTTTTTGCTTTTGTTCTTTTACCTGACTTTTGATATTTTCCATTTTTTCGTTTTCAATATCTAAATTGTATTGACTCCAACCGAAGAACATCATAATTCTCTCCATAGCCTCGTGATCTTTATTAAACGCTTGTCTAACATTTTGAACTTTGTTGTAAACTTTGTTCAAAGGTAAGTTAACAACTTCAAAGTAACTTGTTACAGCAGGCCATATAGGATTATCTATATCAGATAACTCCATGTGTTCAATTACATCTTTGTTATAGTTAAGTGTTTTTTCAGCGTTAACTATTTTTCTAGCCTTGATTCCTAAAGGTGGAGATACGTCTAACGCGGCTCTTAAAGTAGCACTTTCGTCTTTGTTATAAGTTTTTCCTCTTTCTTTAGTCCAAGCTATGGCCACGTTTTTAACCGTAGCGACAATGGCGCCGTAAATACCAGTACCTCTTAAAACACTATCAATAGCGCCGTTAACAGCGTACTCATACTTTCTATTTCTGCTTTTTATTTCTTTTTCAGTTTCTTCTTCATCATCGTCAAGCATAGCCATAAACAAAGCTGTCTGCAAAGCGTAGAATACCATATTTTGTATACCTATATAGTAAGTTAATCTAGCGATATTAGATATATCGCTTTGTAGTTGAGTTTCGTTAGGCTTTGTTATCCTTCTATTTTTAAGATCTAAAAATGCTTTTTTACCTAATCTGTTAAACTGAGATGTTACGTTTTGAAACGATAGTATAAACTTACCTACAGCTGATCTTTGTTGAGCTGAAATCATGTCTTCTCTTGCGGACTGCTGTGTAGATTGAGTTAACTCGTTAAAATCGTTCCAAGCAGCTTCTTCGGCTTGTTTTTGCGTTAAACCTTCTTTTACATACTTATTTATTCTATTTCTATAATAAGTGGCGCCACCAGTAGATATTGCAATACTATCACCAATTTGCGTAGGAGTAAAACCTAAAGCTAACAGTTTCTTAATAACCATACGCATTGGAAACCTAGAGTTAGATACGGTTTGAACAAGCTCAGCACCGTTAACGTCTGTTTGTATGCCACCACGCCTTTGCTTCATCATGTCTGAGTTAAATATATAAGCCCAGTCTTTCCAATACTGCTTTTGATTAGCAAAAGCTTTAGCCATTGCAAGCAAGTTATTTTCAGCAAAGTTCATGTAGTTTACAATAGACATTTGCTGTAGTAAAGAGGATCTCATATTGAAGAACATAACCGTACCAACCGCTCCGTTTATAAAGTTAACAAAAGCATTTACGATTTTATTCTGTCCTTGAGGTCTACGCTCTCCAGTTCTTATAGAGTAAAGCATGTCTTCTATAGACTCTCTAACACTTCTACCATAGGCAGCTTCTATTTTGTTTAAGTTTTTGTTTGAAAATATTTCGTTAGCATTTTCAACAAACTCAGTGAAGTATTGACCTCTACCAACTTTACCAGTAGCATCTAGCAAATCAGATCTTATATCACCAGCGTCCCATGACTCTGTAGGCGGTATGTAACCATCAACTCTTGATATGATCTCTACGGCATTGGCGTAAACTTTTAATACTGGATCAAGGTTTACATATTCGTTAAGCATATCTTGATCTTTTTTGCTTAAACCTGGAATATCATAACCGTTCTTAGTCCATATATAAACTCTTATAGCATCTTCAAAAGTAAAATCACCGTCGGCTGTTTTCTTTTTTAGCTTGTTTTTTATATCTTTATAGTTTTTGTTTAAAGCTTTAAAATCGTTTGCTATAGATTGTTTAGCAGCATCTAGCTCTCTATAAGCTCTATTTAAAGGTCTTATTAGCGCAGCTTCAAAAAAGTCTCTATGTCTATTACCTTCAGCACCTTTACCTAAGAAGTTGTATATCAAACCAACAAAGTCTTCGTGTGAAGGTGGTATAAAAAATCTAAACTTGCCCTTATCGGCTCCACGTTTTCTAGCTTTTATATCGCTAAATCTTTTCTCAGCCTCTATACCAGTAACAGTTTCTAATATACTGTTAAACTCTTGATCTAAACTTCTACTAAATTGAACCTTAGCCTGTACTGATTTACCTTTAACATCTAACTGATCAAATATGTTCTGCACAGCTTCAACGTTTGGTAACGCGTCATCTACAAAGTACATGTCATTATAACCTTCCGCGTACTTTTCTAGCATCCATAAAGCTTTCGCTTCACCTTTACTGTTACCTAAACCTGTTATGTTTTCAAAAGGTATATTGATACCTTGTGTTTTAAGCCACTCATGTATCGGTTGTGCGGCTTCTTGCATACGAGCCGTAAGTACAAACACGTTGTCAGGACCATATTTTTTTATTTGATTTTTCATCTTTTGCAAAAGTGGACCTTCTTTACCACCTCTTACATTTACAAAATCTGAAAAGTCAAACTCCCAACCTTTGTCTGCGTATATTGGACCGTCTATAGGCCACTTATCAGACGGTATTCTAACTGTTTCACCGTCTTTAGTTGCTGTAACAAAGTTTTCGCCGTCTATAATTAGCGTTTCGTCAAAGTCAAACGTAGACATACCTCTTGAAGGTCTTTGCTCTCTAGAAAACTTTATAGCTTGCTTTAGCGTTCTAGAGTTTTGTATTTTTACTTGAGACTGCAGCTCTTGACTTACAGCTTGAGCAAACTTTTTTGCTTGAGACTTGTTTAACAAGTTGAAGTCTGACTTATTAAACTTGCTACCATCTATTCTAGGGGACATTCTAAACTTAACGCTGTTTCCAGCCATCGGAAGCCTAGCTACTAGCTGAATTTTATTTTTTCCAGCTTCTAATGTTGGTACACCAAGCTTACTTGCTATTGCAGCGCTTAAATTGTCAACGTTGTCATTACCAGTCTTCATACGATAAAACTGTTGGCCTACTTGTATAAAGCCTTGAGGCATGTTAGCGTAATTACCGTGTGCGTAATGCCATGTTAAATAATCTAAGTCTACTTCTATGCTAGTACCGTACTTGTGCTTATTATCTCTTAAAAATTTAACTTGCTCGTTTGATAAAGCATCTTTTGTTAACGGCATACCAGCATTTTCTAAATCTTGCTTTATTTGAGAATACACCTCTTTTAACTGATCACCAATTATATCGTCAAACAAGTCGCCGTCTTCGTTTCTAATATCGTTTTTATTACTAAAGTCTAGCTTACCGCTTAAAAACGCTGCTATAGTTTGAGAAACACCTCTAGCTTTATCAAGCTTAGACTCTACGCCAACAAGCAAATTACCAAGACCTAAGTAAACGTCACCTTTTCCTCTTAGTGATTCTAATCCAGTTCCTTTTAAAAACGACTCTACAGTAGTTCTTATACTGTCTTCTAGAGCCATGCCTATATTTATTCTTTTACCCGCCCTGCTAGATTTAACTATTCTTTTAACTAAGTCTAGCTTTAGCTTGGGATCTTTAGTATCACCGTAGTTTTCTTTGCCATACGCGTTATGGAAATCGTATATTATTCTAGCGGCAATAGCTTTATCTTCATTGGAGTGCTCTCTTTTACCTACTGTTTTGTCTTTCTTCCTGTGGTATATAGGAACTTTTAGTTTATACTTAGGCTTTTTACCTTTCTCATATATTACCTCAACTATGTCGCCTATAGTAACTTTATCACTTGCTAAATTTTCTAGTATATCAAGAGTGTTGTCTGCTAAACCATCAACAACTTGCTCTCTTGAGAACATTATAGTTGCATCTCTACCTATAGCTGAAGCAAGCTCTTGTATTTCTGCTTGATAATTATCAGACTCATCTATACGCTCTGAAACTTCTTCAGACTTTCTAGCCTGCATCGTAGCGTCTTTAACTAAAGATACAGCCATAGCTTTTGCAATACCATCTTTTCTAGTACCTTTCAAACCTGATCTAGCTCCAGTTTCAGGATTTATAGCTGGTTGGTCAGCATAATCTACTAGCTCTGCTTCAGTAGGTATTCTACGCTTGTATAAGTTTACAGCTTGACCTTTGTCTATTTTATTTAAAGCGTCTGGAGGTAACAAGTCTTTTCTAACGGCATCTTGAACGTCTTGTTTAGAAGTTAGTTGTCTTACAAACGTAGTAAATATTCTTTGGTTCTCAGGTACTTTTCTTTCCATTTGAACAAGATCTGCTACAGATATTCCACTAGGCCCAAATATAGCTTCTCTATATTCTTTTAAATTTTTAATATAGTCTTTTGTGCCTAAGAAGTTTTTTAAAGGCTTGAACGCATCGCTAGTAAGTCCTTTTGAAAAGTACTCATCATGCAGCATATTTTTTATAGCTTTAGCTCTTTGTGTAGCGTCTTTTATGTTCAGCGTTTTTCTATAAGCCAACACTAAACTTTTCTTAGTAGCGTCAAGCAGTTTGGTATACATATCACCGCCAGTTTCAAAGCCAAGTATTTTTCTAAGCTTAGAAGTTTTTTCTGCAGTTTCAGTTCTTTTTCTCATTTGACCTGCTACAGATAAATCTTCTGTTTCTAGCGCTTCTAGCTCAGCATCTGTCTCTGCAGCAACTTGTACTTTAACTTCACCCTCTTGTGTTGTCTCGCCTATGTCTCTAGCTCTACCAGCAGCTGTTTGATCAACCTTATATTCTCTGTTGTATACATTACCAGCTTTGTTAGCTATTTGAGAGTTTAAATAACCAAAGAAATCGTCGTTTTGCTCAGGGTTAAAATTCTTAGCATGCGAAGTTAATTCAGAGTATACTTTATCTACAAAGTCTTTAGGTACGCTTTCGCCTTTAAACTTAGAAGCTATTAAATTATCAAGATAACCTTCGCTTTTTATTTTGTTATATATGTCGTCAAAGCTAGCGTCAAACAAAAGCTTACCAAGACCTTTTTGTCTAAAGTTATCACCTACTAAACCTTCTTGTCCCAGACGTTGAACTTCAGACTGAGCCGTAGCTCTTTGCTCAGCAGTCATAGAAGGTTTAACAGTTTTATCACCTGTCAAATCTTGCTGCTCAGCAAACTCCATTATTTCTTTTCTATATATACCTTCTTTTGAGTCAGCTACTATAGCGTCTAAAAAAGCTTTTGTATCTGCCCCTGTTTCAAAAGATATTTTTTTAAACTCAGTGTTTTTGTTGAAAAATTTAGAGAAAAACTGTCCAACTTTAGATAAGTCTAATTGTTCTTGTTTAGATAACTGAGCATAAAAGTTTATGTACTCTTCACCATATTCTTTGAACTCTTTGTCGGAGCCATCTTCATTTTTTCTATACTTACCAGCATCTAGCTTTTTGTCTAATCTTTTTCTTTGAGATCTAGTAAGCGTACTTAAAAAATCTTTAACTATTTTTTCTCCTTCTTTGCTAAGGTTACCACTACCATCGTCTTCTTGAAGCGTAGACTTTAGCAAGCCATGTAAAACTTCATGCGTACCTGTTGCAGTAGCGTTTCTTTCCGCAGCTACCTGAGCGTTTACTAATAACTTGCCTCCAACCTTTAGGCCGTCTATAGTATATTTTCTACCTGACTTGTCTTGAGTAGCATTTATAAAGTCTTGTTCTGTTCCACCTTGTGCTAATATTTCTGCTTTCAAAGCAGCTAAAAAGTCTTCTTCTGTTTTGTAAACCTCTTGCTCTAAACCTTTCATAGCACTAACAAGCTGACCGCTAGCGTCAAGATCTTGCTGTAGCTTAGACATATTAGCGTCGTTCTTTATAGTAGTGATGCCTTTGTTATATCTAGACATCTTTTCGTTAAACGCCTCCATACCAGCGTCAAACTGCTCTTTTGTTATAACACCTTTTTTATATAAAGATTTTAAATCTTTTATTTCTTTTCTAGTGTTTCTTAAGTTGTCTACAAGATTGTTTAATCCGTCTTCTTGATTTTTACTTAAATAGTTCGATAAATCTTTATTAGATTCTAAATACTCTTTTAGCTCTGTTTCTTCAATTTGTATTAAGTCTTCGTATTTCTTTTTTCTTCTCTTGCTTGTAGATCTAGCTTTAGCGTCAGCGTATGCGGCTATTCTATTTATTCTTTCATTTATAAAAGCGCTACCACTTTCGTCATTTCTTAGTGCTGCGTTTATCTTGCTACCTCCAGCAGACACAGCGGTACCACCAATTAAACCGGCAAAGTATTGGTCCCAAGCTTCTTCAGTTGTCATGTAGCTTCCAACATCTTTAATAGCGTCTTCAAAAGACATACCTTTACCTATGTTCTTGTTCATGCGCTCAGAAAGTCCTTGGCCATATTCTGTAAGGCCTTCTTTGTTTCCAGTTACAAATAAAGAAAAAGCTTTTTTACCTTTAAAAGATCTTTTCATTATTTCTTTTGTCAATCCTTTGTAGCCAGCTCTTTCTAAAGCATATCCAAGGGTTGCGAAGGCTGCGGGAGTAGCTAATTCATCTTGACCGCTAGCTATAAGCTTTTGAAAAGCCTCGGGATCATCTTCACCGTATATTGATTTAGCTTTTTCAAGATTATAATCATGATACGACATCCCACCCATTTGAGCAGCCATTGAAATACCGCCAGTTAGCCAACCCGCAATAAGCTGTTCCCCTGAGTCTTGAATAAAATTTGCAGATTCTAAAATAACGTCTCCAACTCTTCCGTTTTTTACAGCGTCAAGAAACCCTTTACTATCCGTGATCTTATTTTTAGACATTTTGGCAGTTAGCTCTAAGCTTTTTTTATGCCTGTCAGCCATAGCTTTAGCATAATTACTTCTAACAGTTTCAGCTGAACCATCGTCATTTATAAAAACTTGCTCAGCAGGCATAAAGTTTTTTTGCAAGCCTCTTTCGCCTTCAGCGTATCTAGGCGTATTTTGCATTTTTCTTACAAGCTCGTAATACTTTTTATTTTCAACAGCGTCGTGACCATCTCTTTTATAAGCTTCGCGATTAAAAGTTACAATCTCTCCTGTTTCAGCATCTCTAAGACCAGTCTTTCTACCGTCTATATCATGGTCTTTATCAAAGGCTGACAAGAAAAAATCAGCTGCTTGTTCGCCTGCCATAAACTCTATATAAGATCCTAAGCCTTCAGTCATTTGACTGGCTATTTGTTTCCAACGAGTAGGTCTATTTTCGTACAATCTTGAAGCGCCTTCTAAAAAACCTACTTCATCTTCAGCCTGCTCTTCTGATATGTCGATGTCATCAAAACCGCTAAAAGTTTTTACGTTAGATGGGCTACTTGGAGATCCCAATGAAGTATTTACCGATGCTGATCCCATACTTCCTACGCTGGGAGTTATCGGCCCCGCAGTTGCATCCATCACAGCGGCGCCTTCTTGCTTTTCCAATGGCTGAGCATTTGGAAACTTTGATAAAAACTCGTCTAATCTGTCTGGAGCAAATTGATATACTTGCCCATTAACTTCGTATTGTAACATATTAAAAGTCTGTTTGAATTTTAACTGGTTGTCCTTCGCTATTATACGTGTAACCAGGTCTTAGATCGGCTATTAAATCTTTCTCTTCTTTTGGTGGTGCGGGTGGTTTAGGTACTACATAACCTACAGTTTCGTCATAGCCAAAGTTAGCAGCTAACTGCTCTTGTGTAGTAGCTTCGTACTTTCCAGTAGTAGTGTTATAATAAAAGTAATTACCGTTTTCTTTTTTCCAGTTTATACCGTTCCAAGCTGTCTGTGCTGGAATATTTTTTTCTTCACTAAGCAGTTGCTTAACGCCAAAGTCTATTTTATCTTTTGGAACGTACTGGTTAGCTATATAGTATTTATCTGAACCTGAAGCTTGGTTTTGCTTTTTGCCATATATGCTGTTACCCATCTGCCACTGTGATCTACCTTCACCATCAATTAAAAAGTCTATATAAGCTTGTTTAGTAGCTGAAGGATCGTAATTAGGGTGTGTCTTATCTGTTAGTACGTTTACAAATTTAGAAGCGTCTTTTGAAAAGTCTGTGGCGTCTATATCGCCATCACCATCTACGTCTAACGATTTATCTGTAAACTGAAATTTGCTATTTAGCAAGCCAAACATCTGAGCAGACTCTTTAGTATCAGCTGAAGTTAAAGCATCGTAAAATGATTTTTGTTGCGTGCCAAACTTTTCTCTAAGCATTGAACCTACTGTTCTTTCGTTTATTAAATCGTTTAAATTATTTCTTAATTGACTTTGCGTGTTTTCGTCCCAAGCCCCACCGCTTTTACCAGTATTATACATCATTTGAGTAAGCTTAGCCGCTTGTTCTTTAGTCTTAGGATCTTTCATAACCATAAGGTTTTTTACAAACTCAATATCACCCTGCATAGGTTTACCGTACTTGTTGTTTTTTACATTGCCATCTTTGTCTAAAAAACTAATAATTTCGTTACCGCTTTCGTCAAAGTCTATTTTAGTACTACCTATAACTTCGCCTTTAGCATTTTTAACTTCACCACCACCTGCAAAAAACGTGCTAAAAAAGTTATTAGAGTCTTCACCCATCATAACGTGATCAAGCCCGCCTTCTATAAAAGAAGATTTAGCTTCTTGCATTACGTTATCTATTTGAGCTAAATTAGCGTATATCTTATCTTCTTTACGTCGGTTAGCTCTCATTTGCTCTCTACGATCTTTAGATAAAAAACCCGTTTGACTTCTTATTTCTTCACGCTCTTGCTTTATGTTTTCTAGCTGTTGCTGTAAAGTTTCAGTTTGACCCTCAAAATACTTGCCGCCAGCTTGTATTAACTCATCTTGTTTTTTAGCCTCAGCTATAGCCGTACCAGCCGCTGCGCCTGCTGCTTGAGCTGCTCTTGCAATACCTGCGCCAAGTTGACTCATGCCAACAGCGTAAGACTGTGCTATATTATTAAATATTCCTGATAAATCTTTTGGTACACCAGCATACGCCGCCCTTGTTGCGGCGCCAACTAATGTGGCGTCAGCTTTACCACCAAATCCTTGCATCTTTGCCATATTAATTTATTTTTTTAAAGTCAACGTCTAGCATTGAGTAGTTAACCATCTCGTACCCGTCAGGGTGCATTATAACGGCTTCTCTCGGCACTTCGTCAGACATAACACCTTGATGTACTCCAGAGCCATGCTTAGCGTCTATATATTCAAAATTATAAACAGGTATACCGCTAGATGAGTTAAACACGTGTTCTATGTTTTTCTTTAATTTTCTATCTGATGCAGCGGCAGCTCCAGCGCCTGAAGCAACACCACCGATTATTTGACCAAACATGCCCATACGAGCAGCGTGCATTTGAGCACCCATACCTATAGCAGCCATTTGGTTACCAAAAGCAGCTTGAACGCCTGCGTTAGCACCGCCGTAATCACCAGCTGACATACCTAATAATGTAGACTGTCTACTAATTTCTGCGCCTTGCAGCATTGCAGCACCACCTCTTTCTGCCATATCAGCAGAGGCAGCGCCTTGAGCTACGGCTTGCTGTATTTGCATATCCGTTTGACGCTGCATTTGATCTATTTGTTGACCAGCTTGAGCAGCCATCATTGCGTTTTGTCTTTGCTGTTGAGCTATATCTACAGAAGCTTGTCTAGCAGCCATAACACCTTGATTAGCTAAGGTTTGTGCTAAACCAGCTATACCTGAAGTACCAGCAGCACCTGTCAACGCTTGTAATATGTCAGCTCTTTGCTGTGCTGATTGCTCCATCTGAAAGTCTGCTGCAGCTGTGGAAACTTGAAGCTCTTCAAATCTATTTTCCATGCCTTCATACGCGTTCTTAAGATCAGCGTAATAGTTTTGCATGTTATCGTAAGGATTAAAAAACTCCATTTGCTCATAATCAGCTTGTCTAGCTTCATACTTTTGCATAGCTTCTCTTTGCAGCTGTGTATTGTAGTCGAACTGCCTGTCAGCCTGCGCTTGAGCTTGTCTTTGTATTTGTCTGTTTCTTCTGCCACCCATATTATATATATTTAAATGCTTCGTAAGATGGTCTACTTTCATCTACAAACCATCGTAAATCTTTATGTGTTTGTCTTAAATATTTATCGCCACATACAGTGAACATGAACTTCACGCCCTGTTGCTTAGCTTTGAACTCTGTGTTTGTTATGAATAATCTCATTAGCTTCTTTCTGTTTGGCCCTTTGTAATTTGGATTTGAAACTATCCACGTTAAGTAACCTATAGGTGCATTACTACCTAAAAACAAAAAACCCATAAACACAGGTGTATTTTCGTGCTCTATTACGTAACAGTTTTCATCGTTAGGTAATATTTCTTTTTCTATGCCTGTTTCATCTTTCCACCACCATTCCCACCATCTGCAGGCTTCTTCATAATCGCCTTGTTTAAACGATCTAAATACTACATTATCCATTTAATTAAATTTATATGTAGTATAGTTACATTTATTGCTTTTTATTTACTGCTTTCCACTATGTTAGCAGTAACGCCAAACAGCTCTGCTCTAACAGCTTTATTGTTTGTCATAGTTACGTCCATGTAATAACCTCTAACATTAGACTTGTTAGCGGGCTTAGTAAACAATAAAAAAGCACCTGTAGGAACTTCAGTTAACTCTGGGTTATCAACTACTATACTACTATCTTGTAATATTTCACTAACAGAGCCTATCAACGTGGGATCACCAACTGTCTGTTGATAAGATCCACCGCTTTCGCTAGAAACAGTTTCTGTTTGTTGAAAATACAAAATATCTCCAACTTGAAGTGAAGAAAAATTTTGCGAGTCTGTATTTATATTTATTATCATGATGCTGCTCCTGGTGTTATAAGTTTATCTAAGTCTATATTAATTATTGTATCAGAAGTAGGGTATGTGTTAATTCTTATAGAAGCCTCTAAAGTCATTTGCTTAAAAAATTTACTAAAAAATATATCGCCTCCAGTTTTTAAAGGTCCTATAGCAGAGCTTAAAGTTACTAAGCCTTGAGAAGAGCTAACTGTAGTTACAGCGCTAACTGTAGGAGATCCTGATATTCCAGGTCCACTAACAACAGCACCAGCACCTATAAAATAAGTTCCGTTTAAAGCTACCTTAGTGCTAGACGCGTCTGTGGCTTCATCAGCTATGCCGGCGTCTGCTCTAACAGTTTTAGACGTTGGGTTATTGATAGTTCCATCAGACAAAACAGGATCAACTCTAAGTCTAGCTTCAGATCTACCGTCTATTATAGCGCCAGACATTTGCTGTATAATGTCATTACCATAACCTCTAAAAGTTAAAGTAGCGCCATCACCAGCTGTTTGAGTTTGAGATAAGCTTATAGTGTTTGCTGCCGTGTCAATTGATTTTATATAAGGGTCAGTTCCATTTACACTTCCGCCGCTGATGTTTGTGAGTATTGCTTCAATAGCTAAACCCGAAACGTCATCTAATTTTATTGTAAGAGAAGAACTTGCCGCGCCATCTACAGTAACTGTTTTTTCGTAATAATAAATTCTATCTTGTATTCCTTTTGCTAAAAGAGTTGGATAACCGATAGGTGTAGTGTTAGCACTTAATCCAAAAGCGTTGTCATCGTGGCTTCTGTTTACAAGATCGTAGTTGGCTTGAACAATTACTCCAGAGACAAGTCCAGGACTTCCTACGCTTGTTACGTCTGTTGCTGCTGGGCTGGAAGAGTATGTGTTAGCGTTATCAGTGGCAACTCTAAAAGTTACAGTGACATCGTTTATTTGTGATATTTTTTTATTTATAACGTTTACAACTTTATTATTTAATAGTATTTCTGTATTATCGTCAGGAGTTAATAGTAAAACTTGATAGTCTGTAGTAGAGCTTGAAGGAAACCTAATATTACTAGAATATTCAGGTGATTTCATTTCGTGTACAAAATTACACTCTGGAGTAAAGCTAGACACAAAAGACTTTGTTGTAAAATTGTAAAAGCTTTGTGTTGATGTTTTTATTATTTGAAGCATAAATACGGCACCAACGTCTCCAGACACAGTAAACACCCTAGTTTGCGCAGCGGCTGCTAGATCACTAGTATCTATATCAAATAATGTAATTTGTTTTTTACTCATCTATAAATTCTTCATCATCACTACTAGTAGCAACGCTATTAATAACACCTAATCCTTGCATAACAAAATCTTCGTATTGCAAATCACCTATATCTTTGCTCTGTATTCTTCCAAACCACTTACCTTCTTTCTTGCTAAACTCAGATACCAAGCCTTTTTCTAAGTCTGTACTCAAGCTACTTACTGCCCAGCCATTTAAATCTGTCTCAAAACTAAATTTACCTGGATCAACAAAAGTTTTACCTTGTGTGCCTTCGTAAGATATGTTTCTAAATGATTTCACAGTTTCTGGAGCAACGTTAAATATAAAATTAACATTACTACTATATTGCTCTTCATAGAAATTACATCTTAGTGCAAAGCGATGATTGTGCTCGTATAATCTTGCTTTGTCAAAAGTATAGTATTTTTTAGAAACACTAACACCATGCTCAGGTATAAAAGACTTAAAACTAGTCCAACCTTTTGCTGTCTCACTAAACGAAACTGTTTTTGAAACGTAATTTAGCAGTTGTCTCTGTAAAAACATGTTATCAATGCTTCCGTTAACAACACCTGTTTTACTTCTAACAACTAAAGTGTCAGCTAAATATCCAAGACCTAAGTCAACTTCGTCTTGCCCAATAGTAACTTGTTGGCTAAACGTGCCAGTTCCACCGTCGTTTATTTCTAATATAAAGCCTTGACCAAATTTATTAAAGTAGTAGATTTCAACAACACCTGTTAAATTAGTGTGAGAAAAACTTATATCATACGTATCACCTTTTGTAAATTGACCTACAACTTGTTCGACTTGTATTCCTTCTATTACGCTAGAGGTCGGAGCGTCATTAAACGTTATAGCATCTAAATCATCATCAAAAACAATGTAATCGAAAGTGCTTTGATTAAAGCCGCTAAACGACCAACTGTCTATGCTATTACCTGTAAAATATTGAGTCGCGTCCGTTAAAGAAATACCGTTTATTTTACCTACAAAACCGTTTGCGTCATCTGGATAAAAAGCAACTTTTCCATCGTCAGTTGATCCTGTTGTGTCGTTTAAAATAACTTCTGTAGTATTTGCTATGGCTGTAGTTGAAACTTCTTCACTGTTAAAAACTCTAGTAACAGTTACGTTAGAAACGTTATCAAAATTACCTCTTACAGTGTAAATACCAGGCTCAGTTACGTTCGTAACGCCAAAACCATAGAAAGTGCCAGTTATATTTGGTTGAGTAACGTAAGCGTTTACAGCGCCTTGTATACCGCCAGGATAATCAGGATTTTCTTCTACCGTAAACTTAAAGGCATAGCCTTGAGCAGTTACTAAAGGATTCCAGTTAGAAGGTATAGCCCATGATTGAGCAAAGTAATATCCGTTGCTTCCGGTAAAATTTTCTTCAAAACTACTATTAGGCACGCAGTAAAAATTAGCGCTGTCGCCACCGTAGTATATTTCAGGACTTTCGTACTGATAACCTGTTCCGTCAAGCTCAGTTGTTATCAAATGCGTTAACGCGTGTGGAACTTGATAGTTAGCGCTGGGCGTATGAAAATCAGTAAATTCACCGCTAGTATTTTGCTCTGTTATATCTATAACATCTATTCTGTTTACTAAACCTCTTCTACCGTAAATTTGAAGAACCGTTTGATCGTCTCCGTAGTTTGAGTGAGCTGCTGAATCATATTGAAATATTGTTCTAGCAACAGTTCTACCCGCAGTGTAATACTCACCTCCGGCGGCGCCGGCTGTAATAGTTGGCTTGCATACGTATGTTTTCGTAGAATTAGTATTAGAGCTTCCGCCAATAGAACCAAAGGTTCCTTTAGGATAATTAACAAAGCCAGGACTGGTTTCGCTGTAGTGAGAAAGTCCGTACGCAGTCGTACCACCGGCAGATATAATAGCGTCATTTACACCACTATATCCAGCCGCTACAGCATCAGCGTGTATTATATCACCGTTAGCATTTAAAATATCAGAAGAGCCATAACCTGTTTGAATAACATCAGCGCTAATACCACCTACAAAAGCAATAGAACCCTCTATGTTCCACTCTCCCGCAGTTCCTCTAGATGCCGGTTGGTTTCCAGGATCAACATCTTCATATTCCACGTCTAGCAGATACCAATGGCCATCTTGAAATTCACCATAACCACTTTGCCTTATATACACGCTCGTAGCAGTTCCGTCTGTTTTATGGGCGTCTACATATATTTTGCTATCTGTATTTTCTGCATGAACAGTATAACCCAAATCACTTTGTGGTGTAGGCAAGGTACCGCTTCCAGAGTTATTTGTTCCAGTTAAACTATAACTATTTGGATTACCGTTATTGTATTGCTGGTAAGTTGTCACACCGTTGTTTGTGCCAGTGTAGTATGTAATACCGTGCTCTGTTACATAGCTACCAGGGTTTGGCGCCCCAAAACTAGGGTTTATCCAAGGAGCCGCCACGCCGCTACCATCATCTAATGTCCACCTGGCATTATCTTTATAATAAACTTCAGACCAAGCAGGTATTGTGGTAGAAGGTACAGCTGGAACTTCTGCTTCAGCATCAATAACACCTACAAATTCACCTGTGCCTACTTGAGTGGTAACGCCCTCTTCCGCTATTGCAGGCCCACCTGGATTTACTAACTCCCTTACTTTTTCAAATTTAATACTAGTAAGCCAAACTTCTAAATCGTCAACACCCCAGCCAGATGGAGCGGCATCATCGTCAAGATCGGTGTTTGGATCAACAAACCATTGAGGCCTTACGCCAAACTTAGTGAGTATTGGCTCTGTAGAAATATTATTGTTTACATAGTTAGCCGTATAGTCGCTGCTAGACTTATTAGGATCTTTAAACATTATGTAAGTAATAAACTCTCTTTCAGTATTGTCTGGGGCGCTATTAATTGAAGCACTAGGCATAACTGTAGCAGAGCTTCTAAAACCGTAGTTTCTATATGTACCAGTTGTAGATGTTTGAATACTGCTAGCAGGCTCACTTGTTATATCACCCAATGTGCTACCCATGTTGTCTACGTCCATAACATAATCTGACATTCCAGCCCCACTATTATTAGCACCTATTAAGCTCATGTAGAATTTTAAATAACCTGTTAAAAAGTTATCATTAGTGTAGTTGGCTGAAGCTTTGAATTTTATTGTTATTTTAACTACTTCTGTTTCAAAAATAGTCATATTAGTAGCTGCTGGATACGAAGGTCCCTGAGGTGTAGTGTTGTTTAATACTTGCGGCGCAACAGCTGTATTAGGTATTCCACTAATTGTTCCACTAGCATAACTAACAGGAATATTCATATAAGGCCTCATTTGGCTTGCTTCAGATACAAAAGGACTCCAACCAGAAAATCCAGGAGAATAAGAGCTATTGTCCCAAGTCGTGTAGCTAAAACCTACTGTGCTTGTAACACCAGTTGTAGCGCCAGCTGCAACGCTCCAATCAGCAGCCCAAAGATCACCAGTACCATTGTTAGTTGAAACTGTAGGATTACTAGCGGCATTGTTAGAGGCAGAAGTAGTATTCCACTCGTATATTACAGTACCATTAGACCAATCACTTGACGTGGTAAACGTAGCATCTGTTTCTTGTATAGCTTCTTGTGTAACAGTATAAACATCTTCTAAAACTTCCGTACCTGGATCACCTTCAATAGGTGCTACGTACTGTTGAAAATATCCTTGAGGTATTTCTGGCCAATTAGTCACAACTACCACAGAGTCAAGCCTGTTATTGGAAATTAAATTTAAATTGTTGTATTCACTATTACCATCAGCACTTAAAAAGTTTTGTTGAACTAAATTATTGTTATAGTTTGTTCCAACTATATTATTACCGTTTAACACTCTTTCTACTGGATCAGAAGTTAAACTAGATATTCCAACACCATCTTCGTCAAACTCAGAGTTTTGTATTAAGTTCTCTTCAACTCTTTCTTTTAGCGTTAAGTTGTAAACGCCTGTGTATTGATCGTAAGTTCCTAATAAAGCTTGATTTTTAGGTAAGTTATCTCTAAACCAATCTTTCATGCCGATGTCGGATATAGGCGTTATGCCGTCCATAGATAACCTTAAAACTGCACCTCTAGCCTTATCAGCAAAATAAGCTCTGTAAGAATCTGAAGCAAAAGACTCAGGGTTTGTAGATATACCGTAATCACCAACAAACGGCACTGCTTGACCTAAAACATTTTCAGAAGCCGTTAGCTGTGGGTTGCCATCAGCATTAAATACAGCGTCTTTATTTGCAAGTATCTTGACAACTCTATCTTCACAAAAAGATACTAGATCTGTTGATCTTGAAAAAAGCTTCTGTATACTGCCGTAGGTAGGATTTATATCTTTTGTTATGTTTTGAGCTTGAATAAATTGATTTAAATTATTTACTTTAGAGTTTTGATTATATATTCCAGAGTATATTAAGCTATTAGTTAAAACCTCTTCTTTGTAAGGCTCGTCTGTAGTTGTTGATGCTTTAGCTCCATTAGTTATTTGCATAGTGTTAAAGTCATCTCTAATTCTATTAGACTCTACACCGTTTTCAAAACTAAAGCAATTAAACCAATTTAAACCTATAGGTGAATTGTCAGATATTTTTTGATTAATTATAAACCTTCGTTGTAATCCCACCGCATACTCTTCAAAATTCTGATTTGTGCTTTGACTTAAAATGTCAGCGGTTACGTAAGTACCATCGTCTCTTGTAAATCTAATCTTTCTACCACCATATTGTATTTCATCACCGCTATCGTCATTTAAGTTTACTCCAGGTGTAATATATATATACGTGTAAGGATTGTTTGGGTCCTCTCTCCAGTAAAGTAGTTTTTGCGCATCTTCAGTGCCTTTCGTAGCGTCAGGAAAATCAGGAAAAGAAACTGTAGATTGTAAAGGCGCAAATGTTGATCTATTATTCTCTCTAATTTTTAAAGGTATATCATCACTAGCTTCAAAATATATATTTAATTCTGGCAGCTGTCTAGGCTCTGTTTCCCAAATAGCAGAAACGCCAGTGTCTGCACCTGTGCTAGCTTGTGGAAAAGGCGAAACTATAGAAAAGTTTTTAGAAGTACTACTATCTATATCGCCATCGTTACCTGTAAATATATTTGTATTACTAACAGTGGGCTTTTTATCAAGCTCTAATATAAAACAAAGTCTTCTATTGTTAGCAGAGCCAAACTGTTGTATTTTATTTTTTAAATTTGTTTGTTTAGCGGCATTAGTTCTATCTATACCCCACTCATGAGCTGCTTCTTCAACACTGTCTCCAGCCCAAACCCATTCTGTGCCGTTCCACTTTTTTCTAGCTCTCCAAGGCGTGTGATTGTACAGTTTAACAGATTTTTTATTTAGTATAGTATAAACCTCGCTGTCGCCTTGAAACTTTATTTTGCTATTTATATTAAGCTTTAGCAAAAAGCTATTTATAGAATCTGCTTGCTCGCTTGTAACACCGTAGGTGCAATCCCATTGTCTTTCGTGAAGTTCTAAATACTCTTCTTGTTTACCTGCAGAAGAATAGCCATAACCAAAAGTGTTTGGAACATTGTGCCCGGGCGGAGTCCATTTTCCAGAGATTAAATCATCAGACCACTCAAACGCTATGTGTCTAATGCCGCCGGGAAATACAGTGCTTGAGTAATCAGGCCTTGGGGTGATAGCTCCACCACCAAATATACCTTGCATCTGCCTTGATAAAGTAACATCTGCTAATTCTATTCCTGCATTATCATCTGTTATTAAGTTGCTAAAGTTAATTGAGCCACTGTGCAAGTCTTTACCTGGAGCTAAGAAAGAAACGTGAATATAGTGCTTTCCTGTTTCATCGCCATAAAAACTTTTTAAATCATTTTTAGCTAAGCCATTAGAAGTAATATAAGAAAGTCCAGTCCATTGTTTACTTCCATTAACATGGCTGTTGTTAGTAGTGACAAAAGGCTCTAACCCGTTAAAAATTCTATCAGTATCTGGCGTTGGGTAGTAATAATCATTTATCCAACTACCTTCTTCAAACCCTCCGTCGTTTCTATTCCACACGGGATAATTGTATCTAACGCCGTTTTGATCTCCTTCAAACTCGCCAACCCAACCTTGCTTTGAGTATTTAGCATATTTTGTGTTACTAGTTTGCGCGCCCGCCACATATAAGCCGTCAACAAAAAAAGATTTTTGTGGTAAATTACTCCATTTTGCTTGCGTGTCTGTTATACCATAGCCAGCCGCTGATTCATTATTTACGTCTGCAGGGTTATCAAAACCTTCGCCGTTGTCTTCTACGTTAAATAAATAACCTGAAGCGTAATTATTACCGCTAAATATAGCGTTTCTATCTACATGCCAAAACAAAGAAGTTTCAACCTCTTTGTAAAGTAAAGTGTTTACAGAATCAAAAACATTGTAATATAGATATTTATTAAAAGTGTCATCGCTAGCTAGTTGTACAAAAAATTTACCTGAAAAATCTTCATCAACAGATACTTTTCTTTCTTCTACTTTAAATATTAAACTTTCATTTACCGTTGGTGTAGTAGCGCCAGTGTTTTCCGACTCTTGAAAATAAAGCCCCGTGCTAGAGGCTAAGTTAGCATCTGTTTCTGATATTTGTTTTTCTAGTTTTAAGGTATATTTTCCACCTGAAAATTTAGCGCTTATAACCTTGTATCGAGAAGAGCTTTCAGACGTTGAGGTAGAAACGTTGGTCCAAGATATGTAAATATCTAATCTACTTAGCGAAATAGAGTCTACATCACCATTACCTGACACGTCAACGTTTATTATTTCAGTGTTAGTGTAACCTGTACCAGAAAGCCAAGTGTTTCGATCAACCTCAATAGTAGAAGTCGTGTTAGCTACACTGAACGCGGTATTGCCAAACAAAACGTCAAAGTCTTGCGTGCAATTACCTATTTCGTAAAAAGTATACTTTATAGCATCTGGAGCTTCATTTTTTATATCTAAAACTCTATATTTATTTTGATCATACACCGCTTCTGGTTGACCACTAACATCAGAAGACTTAAGTATTATGTAATCATCTTCTTTTATTTTATTTCTATCTGCAGAAGAAAAAGAAATCCAAGCTGTATCGTCTTTATTTTCAAAACCAACATAAGCGTTAGGCGAATAAGCTTTGTACATAGAAAGATTGTAATACTCACCAGAGGTTTGCTTAACAAAAAACTTACAGTATTCTGCCCAGCTAGGCGTGTTTTCTAAATAAGCAGAAAATGATATAGGTGACGTAGAAATAGATCCTTGATCAGAGTCTCCTCTCCAAGGAACTCTAACAGCGCCTTGCTCGTTAGTTATCACAGGTGTTTCTCTACCGTATTTATCACTAAACACAACACCTATTTGATAATCTCTTTGAGACTTTATACTTTCAATACCTCCATTTGAATAATCTAAATCTCCAACTCTAGACTCATAGCTAGCATAAACTTTTGGCGGAAGAGTAAGATCGTAGCCTTGCTTATAGTTTGCATACACTAATCTATTACCACTTATCTCTTGAGCTAAAGCAGATCTTGGAACATTGTCCCATGGCCTAATTAGCTGATCTGCAGGTAATGCACCTTTTACGTTTTCAGAAATTATAGTATACTTACCTTTATGTGTTTTATATACCGTCTCTAAACTAGTAAATTCATAGTTAGGCTGTGATCCTTCAGCGCTCCACTCCGAATCTGTTCTTTCTACATTAGCTAAAACATACACTATAGTAGAGTCTTCTTGTTTATAAAGTATATCTACTTGATCAACGTCTTCGGGTATATTATCAGGTACAAAATCAAAAACATCTATTGATTTTATAGAATTAACCATTGCTTGGTTATAACCTTCTTTTGAGCCAAAGTAGTTGTTTAAGTTTGTTTCGTTTTGAAAGTTTGCATTAAATATAACCTGCGTAAAAGGTCCAATAGCGGAGTATTGGCCATCGCTATATTTGTATCTAAAAGCTAATCTAAAAAACGTTTTATCAAAAAGACTTGACTCACCTTCTAACAAACCTTCGTTAATAGTAAACTTTGGAGCAATGTTAGGCTTTTTTCTGATGACAGTAATATTTTCTTCTTTAATATCACCTAAAGATATGCCATTAGATATTAATTGAGTATGCTGAGTATGGTCTAGCGTGCCTAGCTTAGCGTTAAGTATGTTTATTCTTTTAGGCTCTCTAAAACCGTCAGTAAAATATATATTGCCACCAAAGACATTTATGCCTGTAATAGTTCTTCTAGGAAACTCTAATACATTTTTATTAGCGTCTACTAAAACCCATTGAGCTTCAGGATTTTCTGCCGAAGCATTGTATTCTACTATACCGTCAAAGTTTTCATGAGTAACAAACCAGTAAAACTTATTGCTACCTTCATCACTTGCTACGCCTATACACTTAGAGCCTTCTGGTATTATAGATTCTATTCTAAAATTACCTTTTATATTTTCTATAGCTCCAATATTAGAAGATTCTGAAGAGATTACTTCTATGTTTACAGCGTCTCTATATTGTCCATCGGGTAATAACCTTTCATCAAGGTCTTTATTCATTTTACCTTGAAGAAAATTTTTCTTTAAATCAGGCATGTATTAGTGTTTTATATGCTTAGATTTACCTCTAAGTATTTGAGTTAATTCTTCTATCTTTAAATTTGATAGTCTAAGCTTGGCTTTTCTTACAGCTGCAAACTTTTGTCTCTTGTAATACATTTGCTGTCCAACTCCAACGTTTCTTCTTGAAGCCATTAAGTCACATAGTATATGTTTATACATTGCGTCTTCGGCAAGCTTTGGAACCTTCATCTCTTCTTCTGTGCCTAAACTATCACTGATATAATCTAATATCACATCTTTACCAGAAATATTAGAACTAAAGTGTATGTTTCCTCTAAGTTCGTCAATATAAAAACTACCGTTAATTTGAGCGTGAGAAGGTTCAATTCCATATCTTTCACCGTGGTTTGGCCACAGCACGTCGTCTTCGTAGTCGTCGTTTCTAAGCTCTGATGGAGTTTGATCTTTGTATTTCTCCCAAGTTGAAGACTTACCAGCAAGCGTAGATCTTTCTTGAAGTTGATTAGCAGCGTAACTGTTTTTAACTGTTATATCATCTACTCTAGTTTTTACAAAAGCAGAAGTTTGATTTTCGCCCCAAGGCGTGTTAGTCCACTCCGCCGTAGACGTAACAACAATGAATATTTCGTCGTACTGCCTAACGTCTACATTGTATAAGTTTTTAAAACCTTCTTCGCCCGCCGTCCACTCTACATAAGCAATATCAAATATATCAGGACTAGCATTTTGAGAAGGATATAAATCACCAGGCCCGTCCCAAAGCAAAGCTTCTATTTGGCCAGGTTTCGTGGATATTCCAACTCTAACAGTGGTTAGCGGTATATCTAACGCGTTAGAAGTTCCTTCGTTACCTATTATAGCAGATAAAGTATTCCATAGACCTCCAGAGTTTCCTGAATCCGCAGCGTAATAATTACCAGCTGAAACTACAAAATTATTTATTGAAGACATGATATTACCAGCAGAATCATTAGCTGTAGTAGCAGCGCTTGAGTTAGTTGTTCCAGCAAGCGCGGCTGTAGTTACAGCTTGAGCTTCTACATCAACGTAGTCTATATTTGTTGTATCTATTTTCTGCCAAGTGGCTCTAGCGCTACCAGCTTCTTGACCTTGAACCCAAGAAGGAGTTAACACATGCTCTAAAGCGTTGTTGACGATCTGCGTGTACATATACTTCTCTCCAGCCGTGCCTAATGCTAAAATAGTTCCAGCAGATCCAGCTGAGCCGTGGACTTTATATTCAAAGCTGTCTGTCCAGCTTTCTAGCGTACCTGTAGCAAAATCACTATTAGTGACTAAATCAGCGTTAGATGGAAAGTCGTAACTACCGTCCTCTGTTTGTCTTATTTGAAAAGGGTTGCTAGTATGTTTTGTTGGATATAACGGATGTTTAACTCCTGAAGAATCAACAGAGCTTATTTTAGTATAATTAACATAATCATGAGGCAGCGGCATTATTTGTGTGTTTGGCAATATTATTTGTTGAGACTTTATAGATTTAAAAGTGTCAAAAGACAATTCAGCCAAAGCTCTTTGTGCAAAAAAAGCAACGTCTGTTCTACTAGCTTTATTTATTATTTTTTCTTCGCCAACATAAACTGTCATAAAATAAGTTATAATATCATTTAAAGAAACAAATTGATAGCTTCCGTATTTGCTAGAATCTTGGTAATATTCTCTTTCGTTCGATGTATTATAAGCCATTGATTATGATTTTTCTTGTTGAATACTTTTTACTTCTTCAGCATTAGCAAATTGAGCTGTATTAAAGTCTTTTGTAGAAATGCCAGCTAACTGAAGTATTTTATGTATTAAGTTTTTTTCTTCAGAAGGATGTAACTCAAAGTGTCTATGATCTGCCGCAGAGGCGTTGTATAGAGGTTTTTTAGCGTTTTGAGAAACTATGTAAGTCCAGTTTGCAGCTAAAGGTCTTCTTATATAAAACACGCGAACTTGCGAAGAATCCATCATAGGCCTAACAGCAAGTTTGTTTTGAAACAAATAAAATATAGGTCTAGATTTAGTAGGCGCAAGAAGCGCGGGTTTGTAATTTTCTTGCTGCTCTTTACTAGTTTTTTCAGCTGTATTTCCGTCTACTATAACCGAACTAGTTCTGTAAAAGTTCGACGGCAACGGATGATCTCCAGCGTAGCTGTAATCACCAATAGTAATAAACTCGCTTATTTTATCTTCTATTATACCAACAGCGTCAGCGTAATCTGATTGATTACCAGGAACTCTTTTAAACTGATTAAGATCGTAGAAGTATTGCTCGAATATTTCGTTTTGAGCGTGCTTGGCAAACAGGTTAAATTCTTGAGGAGTTATATATCCGCCTTGATCTTTATCAGCTAAAGCTAGTACAGTTTGATATACAGTGTTTACGTTTACCATTTTATATTTTTTATAGTTAAGCAACCACCCCGGAGAGTGGCTGCTCTACTATAGGGTTGTTACGAATTAAATCGCTTTTCAATATTGGAGTATATCTCCATACCTTCGTCAGTCTTAAACCAGTGTGCTAAGGCTGTGTAAGGGTGTTCGTCAAATGGAACTGTCATTATTTTTCTATCATTTGATCCCCATATAAAATTACGTTGATCAGGCGATAATTTAATAATACCTTCCTCTACAGCTTTAATACCAAAGTTTCTTAACATTACGTTATCATCTTCTAGCAGTTCTAAGAACAAAGAAGGATTATTTCGCGCAAACACTAGTAAATCTCTTTTAAGCTCCTTAGAACTCAACTTAGATACTTCAGATCCTTTCTCCACACGCATTATAGCTTCTGCAACGTCTATATCAACAGTTCGCGCCGCTATAATAGCGTCTGCTTCTAGTTCTAAAACTTCTATTTGATTTTCAGCTATTTTAGCCGGCTTAAACTCATAGTATAACTTATCTCTGTCTGGGTGATAGTTTGAAAGCAGTTTTTGTAAAACTGTTTTTTCTTTTGGAACAAATAAAGCTCCATTTGAAAAAATTATGTGCTCTAATCTTTGGTCACCTTTCATCTCATCAACAAAGCTAGTTTTTTGATTTTGACAATACTTAAGCTCTCTTTCATAACCTTTTTCTTCGTCAAACCAAAAAATATTAGCTGCTCTAATAGATCTACTTATAGGTTTTTTGCCGCCTTTTAAATAATAAACTCTATCTTTTATTTCCCACTTTGGTTTAGCTGGAGTTTTAACCGTAGGTTTTTCCACGGTTACAGTAGCTTTTACTTCAGGTGCTACTTCAACCTTAGTTGTTTCTTTTTTCTTTGCCATAATATAATATAATAAAAAATTAAAAAAAAGATCGGGGCCGAAGCCCCGACCTAATATAAATTACTTCAATAACATGAAGTTGTTTGCACCTTGAGTGATCAAACATCTCTCAGTAAGGAAGTGCATTTGCATCGCGTCAAGCGCAGAAGTAGCAGCACCTACTGAACCTGTTACCCAAGTCTTCATTCTACGATCATCAGTTTGTGAAGCTCTGAAACGAACGTGTAAGAACGGACGTCTAATGCTAGCACCAACAGTTTGGTCGTATACAGAAGATGATCCAGCTGGAATTACAACACCACGAATAGCGTTAGATCCTGCAGCAGCGTTAATACCACCACGTGTAGCTAAATCATTTAAGTAACGGAAGTCAGACTTATAGAAATCGTAAGATCCTCTACGGAAACCAGAGAAGCCTAAGTTCAATGCCATATCTTCAGAGTTGTCAAATACACCGTAAGACGTACCACCAGCTCCGTAAGAATTCATAGAAGCTAACATATCGTCAATAGCTAGAGACGTAGCTCTGTTTAAGAAGAACATGTTTTCTTCAATAGCACCTTGCTTGTCAAACTCAGCTAAGATAGCATCAAACTCTGCTAAGTCAGTAGCAGCGTTAACACCAGTGATACCAGAAGAAACATTACCTCTGCTTTCAATAGCAGCAAATAAACCTTCAGTACCAACAACGTCACCATCAGCTCTTAAGTAGTCGTCAACTAAAAGCTCAACACTAGAAGCAGCGTCGCTGTTCTTTTCAGCTTCTAACATAGCCATTTCTACGTAGTCGGTGAAACGAGCACGAGTATCAGACTCAGCTTTTAAGTACCATAAGTAACCGTTAGCTCCAGCCTCAGATGAAACTTCAACCCAACCAACACGAGATGCATCAGATCCTGATACTTCGTAGTAGTCTTTCATGATGATAGGCTTGTTAGAAAATGATTTGAACTGTGGTTCGTTAGCTGAGTGAGTTTCAGCAACTCTAGAAGCAGCATCGTTAGTATAGTAACCAGTAGCTTTTCCGTACTCAGAACCGTAAACTAAAATAGTAGTATCTTGAGTTCCGTTTTCAGTAGTAAAACCAGCGGCTTCTAAAGTAATAAAACCGTAAGGTCTTACTGTAATAACAGCAGAGCTTACATTAGAAACGATACATTTAGCTACAGCTTCAGAGTTTGCAACGATAATAGTATCGTTCAATCTAATACCGTGACTAGCTATGCTATCAGTGTTACCGTCAATATCAGCTTCGATAGTGATAGTACCACCACCAGTAGCATCTTTGTCTTCAATGTGACCTTTGTAAGAAAGGTGTAATCTTGATTGCTCAGACCATACAACTTGGTCAGCTGTCATAGCCTCTTCAGCACCAACTTGAGCAAGGAAACCAGAAATTGTACGAGGTCCAAAAACCTCAGCTTCTTTTTCCATCAAGTCTGGCACGTATTGTTGCGCCCAACCTTGTCCAGTTGAAGACGCTAAATCTAGATAATTTGTAGCTAGTGTTTGCTTTCTTGACGAAGGAACACTATTTAAATTATCACCTGCAGTAATTGCCATAATAAATAGTTTTAAACGTTAATTATTTCTTTTTAATTTTAAATTTAAAATCAGAAGAACTATCGCCTAATACTCTAGCTTTAATACCACCAGCTTCAAATTGTGGAGCTGATTTACGTGGATCCATATTTATGTTTTTAGACCTCGCAATGCTATCTTTTAAAGCATCTGATTTGCCTTGTTCATAAAAATGTTTTGCTATAGCGTCAGCATTCATAGCAGTAAACAAGCCTTTATGGTAACCTGCAGCATCATCCATAAACCCGTCTTTATCAAGAAACTTTCTGATATAGTTATTGACGTCGCTTTGTGTTTCTTTAACTTTGTCTACATCACCAACATTAAACCTAAACTTTTTATCACCAACGTTATATTCAAAACCTTTGAATTTGCTGTTGAAAACATTATCAGTTTTCATAGTAAAACGTTTAACCTCTTCGTTAGTCCTATTTTGAATCTCTTCTGATTCTTTGTTATATCGATTAAAGAAATCCATAGCCTTTTGCTGTTCTGGCGAAAGGTTTGAACCAGCTTTAATCTCTTCGTAATATTTAGACTTTTGCCCGTCTAAGTAGGCTTTAGCCTCAGCAACTTGCTCTTTTAAGGCTATTTTTTTTCTTCTAATATCTTTTTCATCATCAACGTCTTCATCAAAGCTAAAATTTTCTTCAATCAAAAAGTTGATTTCTTCAGCGTCTAAATGTGATTTTGTTCTACTGTAATACTCTCTTAAAGCAGACATATTATCCATTTTAGAAAAGTCTTGGTTCAATAAAACATAATCTTCAACGCTACCGCCAGTTTCCTCCATAAAGTCAACTAGCTTTTGTATATTTTCTGGCAAAGGCTTACCTGTAGCCTCTGCTTTAGCAACAGCTTCTTCAGCTTGCTCAGCCGCTTCTTCAACTAGCTGTTTTAGCTCTTCTGTCGGTTCTTCATCAGTTACCTCCTCAACTATAGGCTGTTCTTGTGTTTCAGCTTCCGGCTGTACTTCTTCTTGTTCCGGTGTGGCATCGGCACTTTCATCGCTTCCAACCACTCCTGTGTCGTCAGTTGTACTTCCTTCAGTTTCTGTAGTTTCTTCTTGGTTTTCATCTTCAACTGGTTTGCTTAAGTCTACTTTGATAACATCATCGTCATCCGCAGACATAAATTTACTTTCTTCGACTTGTTGAGTTTCTTCAACTTGTTCTAAATCTTTTTCTTCCATAATATAAAATATAAAAATTAATGTTATCTAGGTTCAAAAGCTTCTAAGCTAAATCCACCTCCAACTATATCATTACCTGCAGACTCAAAGTTTTTAGGTGGCTTACCTGTTTTTCTTTGATCTATAAGCTCCGACTGTTGAGTGGCTTGTATTTTAGTTCTTTCGTCTTTCCTATCTTCTTTCATTTTATCTTTATCAGACAAAACGTTATTATTCATTTGAGTTAGCTGCATGTTGTATTGGAACTCTAAAGCCATTAAACTTTTCTTAGCCTCAACTTCAGCTAACATTTTTTGCTGATCAAATTGAGCTTGCGCTTGAGCCAAGCCTATTTTTTGTTGTGTTATAGCAGACTGCTTTTGAATATCTGCTTGCGCGGCAGCTTGTGCAGACTGAGCGTTTTGCTGAGCTTGCATTTGCATATTCTGCTGTTGCGTTTGTTGATCTCTTTCTCTTTTCTTAGTTCTACGTATTTTAAGAAGTTGATTAGCTAATTTTAGATTTTTAACTTCTCTAATATCAATAGCATCTTCAAGCTCTATGCTTTGCTTAGATAACGCTACTTGAATATTATTTTCTAACATAGCTTTTTCTTCTTCGTCTGGAGCTAGCTCTATAAATATGCCAAAGTCTCTAAGTGGTAAACTCATTATTTCTTCAAGCGTACCTGTGTTGTGAGCTCCAATAGCCTGCACGAAACCTTCAGCTGTTGGAGAATATTCTATTACGTCTGCTATTCTAAGCGATATAGCTTCAGCTACTTCTGCTGTTAAAAATAAACCAGACTGTAATATATGTCTTGTGGCTGTGTTGCTGTTAGCGGCTGCTATTTTTTGTATACCTACTAAAGCGTTTTTATCTGGCATGCTACCATCTCTAGCCTCGTTAAGCCCGGTAGCATCTCTAATCATTTGTAAATAATAATTGTAGTTGCCTATTAAAGCTTGCATTTTATTACCACCACTACCTGAAGTTATTTCTTGTATAGGTACTTTACCAGGATTCATGTCGCCTTCACTTGTAAACGATCTACCAATAACACTACCTGTTTGGAAAAACATATTTAAAGCTTCCTGTGGGTTGTAGTTTGTTCCATTGCCTAAATCAACTTCAGCTAAACCATCAGCGTCTAAATAAACGCCATCTGGCACCATACGCGACAATACTTGCTGTAACTTTAAGTGCGTGAGCTGTATCATATCTGCAAAACCTGTGATACGGCTAACTAAACTTTCTATTTTACCTTTATACATTCTAGGTGCGATAATAGAATAGTTCATCTTAACCTTACTATGATCAGCTTTAGGCCTTAACATATTAGAAGCAAGTTTCCACTTCAACAACTTATTAGATCCTATTATTTTAACACCTTCGTATAAACACTCTATTTTCCTAGACTCTACACTAAAGTTTTGTAGCATTTCTTCAGGTGGATTAAAGCTGTCATCTTTTATTATAGCTTTAATAGCACCGCTAGCTAAGTCTTTCATTTTAAACACTTCGTTCATATATGTTTTATAATTAAAGTATAAAACTTGAACGTGGTTGTTGTCATACTCTTTATTGTAATATGAGCTACCGTATCCACCTCGTCTGTCTAGGTTTCTAGTTTTTAATAACTCTTCTATTTCAGACTCTAGTAAGTCAGGAAACTGTTTAACAAGCTCGTTTATAGGTATTGTTTTAACCTCACCTACGTAGTATATATCTTCAAAGTATGGTGATTCAGTGTAAGAATATACTAAGTCAGCTGGATCTACATAGCTAATCTTAATACCTTCTGAATTAGTAAACTCTGTTTTTACAGCACCAATACCTAGTACAGTTAAATCATAATTAACTCTTTTTCTTATTCTTTCGTAATAATTATTTTCAAGCGTTAGATTTATTGCTTGTTCTTCTGCTATTTCTATAGCTTGCTTGTATGTCAACTGCATGTGCAGTCTTAATTCTTCGTTAGTGGCTGGAAGCTCAGGCTCTTCTGATTTTCTCAAATTTAATCCTAATACAGTTTGAGCTCTTTGATTATATTCGTCGTTTCTCATATCAGAAACAATATTTTCCATATAATCAGTTCTTTCTTTTACACCAAAAGGATCTTGAGAAAAAGCTTTTATGTCGTACGTTCTTTCAGATATACCATTAACTACTATATCTACGAACTTAGGAACTATAGGTACTGGAGTCCAATCTAAGTTTAAGTAGCTTAAGTCACCGTTTATAGAAAGCTCATCTTTGTATTTTTTAACTGATTGCTCTCCTCTAGCATATAGTCTTAAGTTGTGAAAGTTGTTTTGAATATTGTTATACTTAGTATAAGTTTTATTAGCATCATTACTAAACCACTCATGCTCTATTGCTTGAGCAACTTTTAAACCATATTCATTAGAAGCTTTTTCAACATCTGAAACCGCTTGACTTGGAAAGTATTTATTTGTTGTATAAGCCATGTTATTTTATTATTCTCGACATAGAGCCTTTATTTGAATATTTAGATATACTTAAATTTAATTTAGGTTTTTCAACGTTTGGATTAGGTCTATATAAATGCCTGTTGCAAGCCATAATAGCTAAACCGCTACTTATAGAAGCATCGTGTTTAGTTCTTTTGTTTATATCAAACTTGCTCCAATCATTTAGCGTTTCGTTAAAATAACAGCTACCAAAAGTGCCGTCTGGTTTCATGCCAACGTGGTTTTGAATATACATTTCTATAGCAGCAGCATGGGCTTGCTTTATATCTTCACTAGAGTTAGGCATACCACCTATTTCTTTTTCTGTAACAGAAAGCTTGTTCCAGATTTTATCCGGTCTGTTCATGCTAAACCCTCTATATCCTCTTCTTCTAAGATGGTATAATAATCTTGGCTTATTGTTCTCAGCTAATAATGGCATGCCATAAAAAACCAGTGCCATTAAAACATCTTCAAAAAACATCTCTGCGGTTTGTGGTCTAGCTATATATTCTAAAAAAAATTGATTAGCAGGAGCAGACTCCATACTAAACTTAGTTAATCCATGAAGAGATCCGTTAGATCCTCGACCATCAACAGTACCGCTAATATCATAGCTATCGCAGCCAAAAGCGCCCATGTGCTCGTTCCCAGGATATTTAACTCCATTTTTAGTTATTACTTTGTTTTGTAAATGAGCGTCAGGCATCCAGCTTATTTTAAATCTTCCTTGTGGATCTGGATAAAAAATAACATTTGTATCTTTAACACCATTAACCCACTGAAAACTTCCAGTTGTTATACCTAACGATCGATTTAACTCTTCGTTATAATCTATTTGTTCGTATATTTTAATTAAATTAAATATACTGTTTTTCGTTTCATCTCTAAACGCGTGCTCTTCAGTTCTTGGAAACTGTCGATAAAACTCGTTTAACGCGTCTTGATCTTGCTTTAATCCTTCTGCTTCGTTATTCCAATGATCAATTACGCCTATATCTATTAATTCACCGTCCGGTCCGTATACATCATTATCTGGACTATTAAATACAGGCTGTCCGTATTCGTCAATAAATCCTTCATAGTTCCATTCCATTGGCATAAACAAAGAATATAAACCAGACTTTGTTTGTCCATTGCGGTTTCTGCTTGTAACGTCTGAATCATTGTACAGTTTTTTAAAGTTATCTCCACCTTTTTCTAACGCGTTACTAGTCGAACCCATCATGCATTTACCAACTATGCGAGCACCTAGCCTTAAACAAGTTTTAGTTACTCGCCAGTTGTTTAGAATATTATCAGGTCTTTCCCACTTACCGCTTTCATCGTGTACTAACAGATTAAGCTTTTCACCGTCATAACTGTTATCGCCTGTGTTTTTCCAATCAATAGTAGTGTCAAGTCCAACCAGCTCTTCCTCTTTTTCGTTTGCCGTAATTTTTCTACGTGTAAACTTACTTGCAGGAACCCTATAAGCAAGTTCACTTTTAGGTCTGTCCATACCGTCTTGTATCGGTTTAAAGAAAAACGGATAGTTGACAGATATTGGTACAACTTTATCGGTAAACATCTTTTTAGCATCAGCACCACTTTTAGATAGTATTCCATACCTAGAGTCACTTGATATAGTAGCCAAGTTAACAGTTTCAGCTGAGCTCATAAAAGAAAAGCCGCTACGTCTGTTTTTTAAATAACACATACCATAGCAGCGCTTGTCAGCTTTACAAGCTTCCCAAAATATAAAGAACAGTCTATTAGCTTCTCTAAAATCAGGCGCGCCAACATCTATTTTACTCCACTGAAGATACATATAGTGGCTACCTGTTATGTAAGTAGGCTCACCATTGTTCATAAACCAAAAGCCTTCGTCTCGGCGTTTAAACTCTTCGTCTATATAATCATACCACTGCTCTTTAGCTTCTTCTGGATATGCCCTCCAATCAAATATATTTTTTAACTTACCTAGTTCTTTAGGATATTCTAATTTTTGCCACTTGTTTTTTTCGAACACGTGCACGTTTTGCGGTTTAGCCGGCAGCCCAATTCGCAAACCTTGAATCTCCACCACTTGTCCAATTTTTCCAGTTTTGCTAATAACGACAATATCGTTTTCTTTATTATGTCCATATTCCCACTTGCGTTTTTTGTTAAGACGACTTATTGTAGTCTTCTTGATTGGTTCAACTATTTTATATAAAGTTTGCTCGTACATTACTTAGATCTTCCTTCAGCAAAGCCTTTAAACACTCTTTCTTTTTTTTCTTCAGGCTCTTTACCTTCTAATATGTTTTCTTCTTCTTGTATACGATTAAGTATTTCAAAAGCATCGAATATAGCTAGCTTTTTTGTAGCCGCAGCATTCTTTAATCTATCTGCAGATACATCATCTTCGCTATGAGTGATAATCTGTTCTTGAGCGACCTTAATCAACTCTTCTACAGCTTTATGCCCAGCTTGGATTATACTCTTCTTCGTTTCCTTTATATTCATATTTAATTGTAATAAATTTAGAGTACACTCTATAAAGCCTTTTACCTTCAAAAACAAACTCATATTCACTATTAGGTGTAAAGCCTACGAGGTCTCCTACGTCTACAGTTCCGTCAGTATATTTAACAATACCAATTAACGGTTGTTCTTCTTCTTGGCTAAACATGTCTTTGTTTTTTAAAGGTTGAACAAAGCAAAAGCCTTTAGGGCATTTCCACTTATCAGCTCTTTTATAAAGATATATTTGATCTTCTTTCACTAGATAAGTGTTTTCATCAAAATAACTTCTACTATTCTTTTCTCTACCCTTCATGTCGTGCCATCTTCTAAACACGTTGTGGTGAACTATAACAGTATCGTTAGGCTGTATAATAGTATTGTAAGCAGTTGGTGTTGATTTAACTATAGCTTGTCTATTAACAAACTCATGATTAAATATTTCAGTGTTTAATATTAACTCTGATTCACCAACTTTTTTTACGTTACTATATCTACTACCTTTTGGTTCTATAACAAAATCAAAAGGCGCTTTCATTAGTATTCCAGATTATATTCTACTGATACCGCCATGTTTTTATTAAAGTCTTTCCAAGGCAGTACATCTTTATTTTTTCTAATATAAATAGAAAACTTATCTTCTTCTTCTATAATGTCGCAAATAGTATGACCGCCATACACTTCTTGCCCTACAGCATAGTGCATGGCGTCATTTTTATAATCTTTGCCGACACTAATCTTCCTTATCAGTTTCGCCATCTTCTTTGTAATTTATCTTGCCAGTCTGAATATCTAAATCGAATGTACCATATTCTTCTTGAAGTTCTTTTTGTATAACAACAAGCTTGTCTTGCAAAGAAATTACATCGTGCAACGCTCTGTGCTTTCTACTTTCCAACTGACCAAGATCTAATTGTATTCTATTAATAGTGTTTACTACAGACTGTATGTTTTTTAACTGTTCGTCTGTGATTTTTTCCGCCTTAGGCTTAAGGTCTATTACTTCTTCTTTTTTTGCCATAATTAAATTAAATTAAAAATTAATCTTCACTTTCTACAACCCACTCTGATTTATTCATTTCAACTAATATCTCAGCATGAGTGTATTCTGTTTTACCATTTAAAAAAGATGGTTGGTCTCCATCGTATTTTAGCACAGCTTTATTACCGTCGTTGTTATATCTTAAATAACTAGGCCCTCTGTTCATGAGCTTATTAAAATCTACAACTGAATCTGTTGCTGTTATTTCTGTAGTATCTATTATTACGTATTTAGCCATATTGTTACTTTTAATTGTCAGATGAAAACGTAGCTCCTTCGACTAAACCTGGTTTTCCTTTTAATTCAACAGCTGAAAAGTTTTTAAAATAACCAGTTACTATTCCAGACCCAGAAACACTTCCTGTTCTTTGACATCTTATTGTTGCGCTTTTGTCAGCTGAAGCTCTTTTTATCATAATTACTGTTTCCCAGTCTCCACTACCAGAATGGTAAGGTCCGCCATCAAAAGAAGCTTCTACGTTACCGTGTATTCTAAATTGATTTGCAACCGAAGCATTACACTCTGCTTCAAACTTGTATACCTTGCCATGCTCTACATCTAAAGATTGGTAAAGTTGAGTTTCTGTGTTATCTCCACCTAGCTCTGTATTAATTGTTACTACTCTAGTATTAGAGTCCCACGAAGCTGTTGTTCCGCTTAATGTATTAGTGGTTGGATAAACTCCAAATCTCCAACCATTACTAGGCGTGCCTGTTGGAGATCCGTCTCCATGCACTGGGTTTAAGCTCCAATCAGTATTTGTCATAGTATCGTTAGTAGCTTGAAATCCTGCGCCACCTTGATCGTGAACCACGCCGTTAACTTTGTCGTCAAATAAACCATGACTTAAAGCGTAGTAGTGACTTGGAGTAGAACTATAATTACTTATAGGTGTGTTTAAGTTGTGATGTCTACCAGCGTTGTATATAGATGTTATAGCATTAGCGTCAAGTTCAACAGTGTATACTGCAAGACCAGTTAAAGATCCAATATAACGGAAATTGACGCCAGACCTATGAGCGCCTATTGAGCAATGATCAGCTGAAGGTACCACGTCCATTGTAGACGTGTGCGTGTCTTCTAGTGCTCCATCTACGTAAATTTTTTGATCACCATCTTTTGCTACAATAGCAACGTGATGCCAATTACCATCGTTTACAGCTGTAGTACTTTCAGGAAAAGTGTGGGCAGAAACGCCATTCCAAATAACGCCTCCTGCTATTCCGTTTGCTGCAATTTTAACAGAAAAAGCAGATCCTACTTCGGTTCTTAGACAAGAAAAAATATAAGCATCAGAAGTTGAAGTTGTTTTTACCCAACAGCTAAAGCTTATAGGATCTTGACTAGCAGTAATTATACCATTAGATGGGCCTAAACCTACATAGTCATTAACGCCGTCAAACGATAAAGCGTAATTTTGCTCTTTTTCAGAGCTACTTGATAATGCACTAGTTAATCCTAACATTATATACCTACGTAAGCTATAACTCTACCAGAAGCTAATTTAAAGCCCGTCCATCTACCATATATAGTAACACCTTTTGGAAACACTTCGCTATCAACAACGCTACCACCATTAGCGTCAATATCTGTACTAGTTCCATTTGAGCTTGGAAAGTTTTGCGCGTCTGCAGGCGTTAAACCAGCAGAATCACTAGCAAAAACTGTGTCTTCTAAAAATGTTATTGCTACAAAAACTTTTGTTATTCTGTTTGTGTTACCGGCAGGAGTAGAGTCAGTGTCATCTCCACCTATTAATGTTACTGCGTTAGTGCCAGCAGTGTGTATACTACCTAACTGACCAAATGCGTAATCTGTTGGATCTTTAAATGCCATTTTATTTTTCTTTTATTTGTTCGTTTTTCTTTGAGCTTCCGCCGAAGAAGAAGTCTATTATTGTATTTACCTTAGCACTCATAGCGCCAAATATAGTTGATATAAAGCTTATTTCAAACT